GCAGTAATAGTCATCTTACGCATAGGGCTTAAATAGGTGTAATAAGGGCTAGCAGTATTCTGAGGGTTAAAGTCACCATTCTGATCTAACACTCGGATAGAGGCTGTGCCAGTCTGAAAGACCTCTGCTGAGATTTGTCTGCCTCGATTAGTCTGCACTGAGTCAATGAGGTTAGATACATCGACTACAAGGCTTGCAGGGCTATCTGAGAGGACATCAGCACCATCTAGTTGAGATGAGTCCAAAATAAACGGATAGCCGAATGAAGCCCCTGTGGAGAAGTCAATGATTACATTGATGACTGGTCTGGTCACAATGCTCCAGCCTGAGTGAGATTGTCACCTCTGCGATTGAGTTTAATGATCGTATCTTGGATCAATCCAGCAAACTCATCTGGGGTGCTAATTGCTCCAGCGTTAATGTTCACAGTGTAGTTGTACTCACGACCATTAGGGCTTCGACCTGAAATCATCCCTGTATCTGGAGTGAACTCACGAAGGTTAGGTAGGATCTGTGTAATAACTCCACCGAGAGCTGCAACACTAAGATTAGTGCCAGCAATTGTTGCCGCACCTTGAACTGCTGTTGTTGCTGTTGGCTGTGTAGTGGTTGTCCCTGTAGTTGGCACAAGTGTCTTAGTGCCTTGCAGTTTAAGCAATTCCATCATCTTAGCAATAGCAGCGTCTAGGTTTGCCAGATTGATTAGGTCTGCTGGCTTCAGGCTGTCAAGGATAGATTTGATGTCTTGGAGCTTTACATTCTGTCCAGATAGTGCGCCTAAGACTTTGAGGTCTGCATTAAGTTTATTGGTTGCAGCGATAATAGCCGCTTCATCTTTGGCAGCAATAGCATCTTCAAGGGCAAGGATGTCACGCTTGACATTTAAGCGGGCTGTGTCATTGGCAATCTGTAGCACCTGTGCGCTAGAGGTTGCCTTGCCCAATGCCTCAGCCTGAGAGGTAAGAGCTGCGGCGATCTGGATCTTGTCAAGGTCAAAGACTTCAGAGCCTTTGTTAAGAGCAAGGTTCGCCTTGTCAATGGCTAATCCAAGACGCTTATCTCTTAGAGTCTTGGCTTCTGCTGCTGCCTTTTCTTTAGCAAGGCGAACACGCTCACGCTCTGCCTTTAGGGCATCGGCTTGCGCTTTCTTTTCAGCAGCTATTCTTTTAGCAGTACCAGCAGGGCTGGCAGAGCGATTAGTGTTTGGCTTTCTTTCAGTAGGAATAAATCCGAACTTATAATCAACGCCGTTAAGTATTTCCGAGAGAGACTTGTCGCCTGTGCCAGTAGCCAAGCGAATAAGGTTTTCTACTGCTGTGCCAAATGTTTCAATCTTGCCTGTAGCTTTATCAACATCGCCACCATTAAACTTGATAAAAGCATCAAGTAAAGCTCCACCTATTTTCTCAGATAGGTTTGCAGATGCAACAGTCAGTTTGTCTAATTTACCAGCATAGGTATCGGCTGCCTCAGCTGCTTGACCACCGCTAATCTTGGTGATGCGCTTTAGGATGTCCTCAAAACTAAGTGATGCTAGCTCTGCCTTTGTGATGCCTAGTGAATACTTTTGCAGACCTCTAGTGTTGCCAACATAAGCTTTGCCTAAATCTTCAGCGACAGTGACAAGATCGACTCCGCTTTGCGCACTTAAATCTAATGCCGTTTTCAATAGATCCTGAGACTTTTGCCAATCACCTGTGGTAGTTACCAGCTTTTGATAGGCAGGGCGAAGGAAGTCATCCAATACGCCGTATTGCTTTTCAAGGTCTGAAATAAATGTTTTAACTCTTGGATCTGCAAAAGCAAGTCCGAGATTACTTAAAGTCTTGGATAAGACTTTTGCGGCTTTATCATCCTCTGCGAATGCCTGTACAGCGTTTTTACCATACTGTGCTACTGCTCTAGCACTAAAGGCTAAACCAAAAGCACCAGCGACATTTTTAACGCTGCGGCTTAATTTCTTTAACTCTGAGTCTGCCTTCTTAAAACCGCGTGTATCGACCTTTGAGCCGATAACAATTTGCTCTTCGAAGTTTTTACTCATGCGGCTTTACCTAAACTTCCTGCGCGGGATCGTCTGACCAATTCTTGTTCGGCAATTGAAATAGCCTTATTAACAGCACCTTCAGCTTTTCCACGATTTTCTGCCCATGCGCGAAAAATCAAGCGACCTCTACCTTTGAGGCTTCCTGTTAGCTTAGGCATTGAGGCGATAAATTGTTCTCCAGCTCTAGGGTTGCGTGAATGTGAATACCTGTGACCTGCTGGACCTTTAGGACCAACCCACTGCTGACCTTGTGCGCCATTACGACCAGCGGACTCATAGATTGCTCCAGCGCGAGAGTTGTTGTAAATAGTTACAGCAGCACTAAAACCATTTTTATTAGGCTTAGAAGGTGAAGTTGTAAAACCAATTTTTCTTACTACTGTTGATTGATTATAAGTAGGAAAGAAGCCTTCATTAAATGATCGATTACGCCAACCGCTCAACACATCGCTATTGCTGGGAGCGTAGCCTCTGGCAGATTTGACCACAGGCTTTAATGCATTTGCTAATTCTTTTTTTAACGCTTTATCTAAATCAGGCGCAAAGCGGCGTAAAGCTTTACGGAAGTCAGCGTTTCCTCTTAACTCTATTCGCATCGCTCACCTCTTTTGCTTCATCCTTTAGCCCTTGAACTAGGGCATCTAACATTGTCTTATCTAAATCCAGTAATGCTTGTGGCGAGATCCCCAACCTGATGCTCAACCGAGCGATCAAGTAGGTGAATGGAAGATCCCGCTTTAAGCTAAAGGGTCAGAGTCAAGCACCTCGACACTTTTAAGTGTCTCGATGAACTCCATCCCGAAAGGCTTAACAGACTCACCTGACCTGCGTGTTACTTCCCATGCTAACCAATAGACATCGCTCTGCTTTTCTTCATCGCGGAACGCCTTATGGAAGCCCTTTTTAGCGTACTGCTCGAATGCGTATTCCACCGCTGGGGTGATTTCGCCTTCTAGTACGCTTCCATCTTGTCGAACTATCTTTAGTTTTGCCATGAGTTTGCCCCTTTGTTAGTTAATTATGATGTTGCGATTGTGATTGTGCCGTTCACATTCCATGTGACTGACTGTGTGCTTAGGTCTGCAACTGAGCCGTTGATGTCGGTTGTGTTGTTCACTAGGCATGTCATTGTGTAAAGAGGGTTTGTAGCAGATGTAGCAGCAGATGATTGCTTAGCTGTTACTGTTACAGATGTTCCCCATGCAGCCTGCAAAGTCTGTAGGACTTCGCTTGTTGCTGTGTCATTTAGGAAATCAATTGTGATTGATGATGCTTCAAGTCCCTTAACGAACTTGTGACCTGAGTCACCCATCGCTGTTACTTCTAGCTCATCGAATGATCGGTTGATTGTAACTGCTGTTACATGGTCTGAGAGGTCTACCGCATTAACAGTAAGAACCACTCCATTATTCAGAAATACTGCCACGGCTTATTCCTCATCTTTCTTAGTTACTGGCTTTGGTGTTGGTGCTGCTGTTGGTGCTACCTGACCGATCTTGATCAAGAAGGCTTCCAACTCTTTATCGTAATCGGACATTATTAACTCCAACTCGTTAGGATACTGACGGACATCTCACAGCTGAGCAGATCACCACTTGCAGCGTTGAGAACACTAGGCGCGCTGATTGCGCTTACATTATAGGTCAAGTTAGATGCTGCGAGCAGTGCGAACACGCTGACTACAGTATCTTCAATACCATTAAGGTTTCCCTCATTGTCAAACAATGGGACAGTCATAACAATCTTAAAGTTAGCCATTGGGCTGATAGAGATCTGACTGTTGTTGTTAGGTGTCAGATAAGGATCATCTGGACTGACAATTACAGAGTTTGCTAAAACTGTTGCAGGTGGAAAGGCGAAAGTCTGCCACTTAGCGTTATTGACTAGGGCAGTCGCTAGAGTGGTGCGTAGTGTGGTGATTGCAACTGGCATTAACCCACCATTGAGTTAGGGCTTAGCGCGTGTGCTATCAATCCTCGCACCTTAGCGAGAAGCTGTGCGCTCATTCGATAAGGGCTTGGCTGGAAATCGACAAGGTTAGACCCGCTGAGAGTAGCGGTGCGCGCTTGCCAGATCTCGACAGATACCATCAAAGCTGCGTTCTGTACTGCTGCATCTAGTGACCAATCGACATAGGTGTCGGCTGATACAACGCCAAAAGGTTGGACTGGATGCTCTACTGCTGGAGTGTTGTTGTTGCCTGTAATGTTGTAAGTGATGTTGTAATCGCCTACTCCAGTGAGAGTCTTTGAGCCATTGTGCTTAGATCCGTTGCCTGAGATTACGACAGTCTGTCCAACATAGAACACCTTCTCAACTTTGTCCTCGAAGTAAAGTGTGCCTGTTGTTGCTGTATTGCTGTGTGCGATGTTGTAAGTTGTGTTAGTCCAAAGCATTGGAAGTAGGACTGCATCGGTAGCGTCGCACACTTCCTGAAGGGTTGCGTCACTGTACAAAGTGCCTACGCCTAATGTGCTGCGAAGCTCTGCAACTGTTGTAAGAGACATCCTAATCCTTTCTAAAGACTCTGAGGGGTAGAGGGCTACTACCCCTCAGAGCGTACTTAGTTACCTTTTTTATTAAGTTAGGTTGAACTTACGAACACCCTTGCCAGACTTAGCAAGGTAGATTGCCAAGTATCCGTAAAGGTTGATCTCGATCTCGCCAGATGTTAGAACATTGACGCGGAGCTGTGTTGTTGGGCTTTCCCATGTGTACACAGATGATGGTGCAACTAGGAACATTGAGTTATCAATTACGCCTGATGCTGTGATGTTGTGATCAACGATTAGATCTGTACCTAATACATTTCCACGAACTGAAGTTGCTACTGCTGTACCTGCCGCGTTGTATGTTGCACCTTGTGCTGAGTACAATGCGCGTCCTGTAGTATCCGCGTATCCGGCAATTGCCGCCCAAGCGTCTGTAGAGGCTACGAGCTTGTTAGCAAAATCTCCGCCAGTACCCTTGTAAGCTGCTGCACCTTCTACAGAGATAAATGACTGTAGTCCAGCTGCTGTTGCTGCTGTTGTTGCTGCTGTTGTTCCTGATGAAACATAAGCCGCTAGAAGTGCTGCATCTGTAGCCTTCTCGTATGCCTTGCGAAGCTCTGTCATCATTAGCTCCATGAACGCTGGAGATGAACGATCAACAAGCTCGAAAGATACGCGCTGCAAACCTGAGAACTTGTTCACTGTTACTGTGTCGTAAGCAGATGTCATTCCTGTTTCAGATGGTGCTGAACCTTCGTTTGTGTCTGCAACTGTTGGAGCAGTGTCTGGAGTCGCATCATTGGTATAAAGGCGTGGCACTGTGAAAGACATACCTGAGTCAATAAGAGCAGCGCGTGTTGCTGCCTCAAATGCAGGGCGTCCTGTGAATGTGTCAGTAATAAATGTGTTTAGGTGTGGTGCAAGTGTAAGACCAGTGTTTGTTGATGTTGAGTCATCTGCTGCGCGGATAACGCGACGAGCCTCATCATCACCAAGTGCTGCCTTGATGTTTGCTTCTAGGTATTGTGCTGATGTGATTGGTGCTACGCGCTCGCGCACGAATGTAGTTGCTGTCACTACAGTTGGGCGAGCAGCTTCAACCGCTGCTGCTTCTACTGCTGGTGCTGCAACTGTCTCTGGAGTATTCTCCACAGCTGTCTCGCTTTCTGTTGGTGTGATTTCTTCTTCTACGACCTCTGGAGTTTCCTCAGCCGCTACATC